AAGAAGACATTCAAAAAGCATGGAACCTAATGTCCACGCATAACAGTGAGTTGATGCTGGAGAACGAGCGTTTAAAACAGCAGCTTATGCAGCGGAGTCTGTGGTACGCGCTTAAACGTGCAATCAATATTTGGAGAGGAAAGAACACATGACTAAAGAACAGATACTCGCAATAATTAAACTGCTATCGGCGTTGGAGTCGTGGAGCTTTGCAGATAAGCACAGGCTACCCGAACACTTGTACGAAGACCTTGCAACATGCCAAGAGGTGTTGCAGAAGGAGTTACTTGGATGAAGTGCCCCAAGTGCGAAGGCGACAAGATAGCCATTGTCGATACCATACAGAACGAAGGATTCACTTACCGCAGAAGGTATTGCAAACTTTGTTTCTGTACGTTCAAAACGAAAGAAGAAGTGTTCGCGGGGGCTTTGCCAAGTAAGAAACGACTGGCTGAACCCAAAGAGAAAGAGTACCAAAAAGGTTTTGGTACATCGGCTTTACAACAATTTTGGAGATAACTATGCAACAGATTGAACTTTTCCCAGAGACTTTAGTGGAACACCAGCCCAACGGTACACGCGCTGACGATTTGCAAGTCAGCGGCACACACTACAAAGACATGGGCATGCAGCCTTGGGCTGTAATGAAATCCGTGCTTACCCCAGAGGAGTTCCGTGGCTATCTCAAAGGCAACATCATCAAGTACGCCATGCGCCAAGGCAAGAAGGCTGGCAGCGATGACACGGGCAAAGCGCAGCACTACGCACTAAAACTTGACGAGGAACAGACGCATGGCTCAAACACCTGAAGTCAAGGTCAAGCATGCGGTACGCACCATACTCGATGAGCATGGTGTCTATTACTTCTGCCCGCCCGCCAACGGCTACGGTAGACAGGGCATACCCGATATCATCTGCTGCCTTGATGGGCACTTCATAGCCATTGAGTGCAAGGCGGGTAAGGGTGTGACAACTGTCTTGCAAGAGCGCGAGCTTGCCAATATACGCAAGGCACACGGCACCGCGTGGGTCATCAACGAAACAAACGTAGGCCAGTTGAAAGAATGGTTGATGAAAATAGAGGACTTGTATGGAAAACTTTTCTGATTACACCAAGCTGGTGATAGCACGCATGGGGTCAAACCCAGAGGAATTCATGCCCCACAGCCCCAAGCGTAGATGGGAAACTTTGGCAATGGCACTGGAAGATATTGCACGCGGTTCCACCACCGTACAGGTAAAGGTACTTTGGGCTTTACCAAAAGAAGAAGTCAGTGCGATGTTAGAAACATATCGCGCAATCTGTCTTGCGGATATGTATAAACATATGATGCAGCAAATCCTTGGTGGCATGGACTCAGGAACAACAGACACACGGAAAGGCGCGGTACCGCAATACGAATACGACCCACAAAGCAAACTACAACAAGGGTATAACGACGCAGCCAGACAAGCTTGGAATGGTGCGAACAACCCGTACCTCAACAATATACAGCAGCAAAATAGACTACAACAAAGCAGCATAGGACAGGCATTTAATGACGCATCTAATTACGGTAGACTTTGAAACGTACTACGACCAAGACTACAGCCTGAGCAAGATAAGTACTGAAGAGTACGTGCGGGCTGGGCTGTTCCAGACGATTGGTTTTTCTTACAAGGTAGATGACGCACCCCCCAAGTGGGTATCAGGTAGCGACCTGCTGGTAGTGGCGGCGCTTGACCGCCTACCTTGGGCAGACTCGCTTGTACTGGCGCACAACACCATGTTCGACGGGGCTATCTTGTCGTGGCGATACGGCGTTAAACCTATGGGCTGGCTCGACACACAGTCGATGGCCCGTGCCCTGCATGGTGTAGAACAAAGCGTATCCCTCAAGAACCTCGCCGTTAAGTATGGCGTGGGGCAGAAGGGCACTGAGGTGGATAACGCCAAGGGCAAACGCTTGGCGCAGTTCAGCCAGCTTGAACTCGCCCAGTACGGTGAGTACTGTAAGAACGATGTGCAGCTAACCTACGACATCTTTAACATCATGATGCAGAAGGGCAAGTTCCCCAAGTCGGAACTCAAGCTGATTGACCTGACACTCCAAATGTTCATTGACCCTGTGCTGCGCCTTGACGACACGCTGTTAGAGCAGCACCTCGCCGAGACGGTGGGGCAGAAGACCAACCACTTGGTCAGCGCACTGCAAGCCATAGGCCACAAAGACTTAGCCGTCAAACACATACTGGGTGACGAAGAGGTAAAGGCAGAGGTACGCAAGACGTTGATGAGCAACCCCAAGTTTGCGCAGATGCTGGAAGGGCTGGGTATATCCCCACCCAAGAAGATAAGCATGACCACGGGCAAAGAGACATACGCGTTTGCCAAGACAGATGCTGGCCTACAAGATTTGCTAGAACACGAAGACCCACGGGTGCAAGCGTTGGTCGCGGCTAGGCTGGGTACGAAGTCAACGATTGAAGAGACACGCACCCAACGGTTCATAGACATCGGCAAGCGTGGGCTGTTCCCCATCCCGTTGAAATACTACGCTGCCCACACGGGGCGATGGGGCGGTACAGATTCTATAAATCTACAGAACCTACCAAGTCGGGGTGACAACGCTGGCAAGTTAAAGAACGCCATCCTTGCGCCAGAGGGCTATGTGTTTATCGACGCGGACTCGTCACAGATTGAAGCCCGCACCTTGGCGTGGGAATCTGAGCAAGACGATTTGGTGGAAGCATTTGCGAAGGGCGAGGACGTATACAAAATCATGGCATCTGCCATCTACAACAAGTCGGCTGATACGATTGATAAGGTTGAGCGGTTCGTTGGTAAGACAACGATTCTTGGTGCGGGGTACGGCATGGGTGGCCCGAAGTTCCAACTGCAACTCAAAACATTTGGCACCGAGATTGACAGTGATGAAGCCAAGCGAATCATTGATACCTACCGCGCTACCTACCCCAAGATACCGCAGTTATGGCGCGAAGCCCAAGAAGCCCTGCGGTGCATGGCAAGGGGGCAGACGATGACCTTGGGGCGCAATGCCTTGCTGACCGTAGACGCTGGACCAACTGGCGGGCGTATCCGCCTACCGAACGGGCTGTATGTGTTCTACAGCGGGCTGGCCGAGGTCGTGGATAGCGAGGGTAAACGCCAATTCCAATACACCACCCGCAAGGGAACCAATAAAATTTATGGTGGAAAAGTCGTTGAAAACTTTACACAGGCAATAGCGCGGTGTATCATTGGCGAACAAATGTTACGAATTGCCAAGCGGTACAAGGTTGTACTTACAGTACACGATGCTATCGGTATTGTTGCGCGGCAAGAAGAAGCAGATGAAGCACGAGCCTATGTGGAATCCTGCATGCGTTGGACACCATCATGGGCCGAAGGGTTACCAGTCAACTGCGAAAGCGGAATGGGGATGTCATACGGTGATTGCTAATAAGATTCCAGCATGGTCGTTTTCTAGCTTGAAAACTTTTACAACCTGTCCAAAGAAGTATTACCACACCAAGGTAATTAAGGATGTGAAAGAGCCAGAGGGCGAAGCTGCCATGTATGGCAAGGAAGCACACACAGTCGCGGAGTTATATATCCGTGATGACGTACCCATACCAGCAAAGTTTGATTTCATGCAAGAGCCGCTGGAATCCTTAAAGCGTATCTCTGGCACTAAGTATTGCGAAATTAAAATGGCCTTGACCGAATCGTTAGAGCCGTGCGACTTCTTTTCCCCCGACTGCTGGTTCCGTGGCGTAGCCGACTTACTCATCGTGGACGAGGAGCGGGGCGAAGCGCGGGTTGTGGACTATAAGCTAGGCAAGAGCCGTTACGCTGACGTTGGTCAGTTAGAACTCATGGCGCTGGCGGTGTTTAAGATGTTCCCCAAGGTGAACAAGGTCAAGGGTGGCCTGTTGTTTCTGACTGAGGGTAAGTTTGTACCATCGGTGTACGAAGCCCAGCAGCAGCACCGCTACTGGGGCAACTGGATGCCTACCGTCACCATGCTGGAAGGCGCGTATAGTTCAGGTGTTTGGAACGCAAAGCCCAACGGTTTGTGTAAGAATTACTGCTGGGTAAGCGAGTGCGCCCACTGTGGAAGGAAATAAATGCCATACGTAAACAAAGCAAGACCATACAAAAAAGAATACACACAGCAGTTGGAACGGGGTGAAGCCCCTGCAAGACGCAAGCGTGAGAACGCCCGTGACTTGTACGACCGCGAAGGTATAGACCGCAAGGGTAAAGATATTGACCACAAGGTGCCACTCAGTAAGGGTGGTAGTGCTGGCAAGTCCAACCTACGGTTGAAAACCGCGTCAGAGAATCGTTCGTTCAGCCGTAACAGTGACCATACTGTTAAAGTGAACAAGCCAAAGAAAAAGTAATTCGTAGTCTGTAAGGTGGGAGTGAGACTACGGGGGCTCTCTGTTGTTACCCTTTAACCCCACCAGCTAAAGCCTACTCCCCTTTCTAAATGTACTTAGAGTTGGTGATTTAGCCGATTGGCACCCGCAAGGTGCCACCCAAATCTTCAAACGACATTCGCGTTTGGAGTGATTTGCTATTGGAGAAGACATGGAAATTATTGAAGGTAGAGCATTAAAGCTCAAATTACGCAACCCACACAAGGTGTTAAGCGTCATCCCAAAAAGCACATTGCTGGAGGATGGCGACATTAGTACAGTCATGGTGCATTGGGGTTTGGAAGAAGCGCAGGTACTTAAAAACTTACGTATCAAGAACGTACCCTCGCCCATTGTGTCCAAGTACAACTGGCCCGGAATCTACCAACCGTTCACCCACCAGAAACAAACATCTGCATTCTTTACCCTGCACCGCAGGGCGTTCTGCTTTAACGAGCCGGGCACAGGCAAGACGCTGTCGGTTACATGGGCGGCTGACTACCTAATGAACACCAAACACATCAAGCGTGTGCTGGTCATCTGCCCCCTGTCCATCATGCAAGCCGCATGGCAGAACGACATCTTCAAAGGGGCGATGCACCGCAGGGTAGGCATAGCCTACGGCAGCAAAGAAAAGCGTACACAAATCATTAACTCCGATGCTGAGTTCGTCATCATTAACTTTGACGGTGTAGCCGTGGTTGAAGATGTCATAGCAAAAGCTGGGTTTGACATGATTGTGATTGACGAAGCGAACGCGTATAAGACGGCGACCACAACCCGCTGGAAGGTACTCAACCGCATCTTGAAACCCAACATGTGGCTGTGGATGCTGACGGGTACACCTGCTTCGCAGTCGCCCCTTGATGCGTACGGCCTAGCCAAACTAGTCAACCCCTCTGCTACACCCCGCAGTTTTACCATGTACCGCGACCAAGTGATGCACAAGATTACCGCGTTCAAGTGGGTGCCCAAGGTTACCGCAGAGCAGTCAGTCAGCGCACTGCTCCAGCCCGCTATACGCTTTACCAAAGACCAATGCCTTGACTTGCCCGACATGTTGTACACCGAGCGGGAAGTACCTCTTACCCCGCAGCAGACCAAATACTACGACAAGCTACGCAAGGTTATGGCGGTGCAAGCGGCGGGTGAAGAAATCACGGCAGTCAACGCAGCAGCTAAGTTAAACAAGTTGCTGCAAATATCTTGTGGCGCTGTGTATACAGATAACGATGAGGTAGTGTCGTTCGATGCCAGCAACCGCATCGCCGTGCTGAAAGAAGTAATCGACGAGTCCACCAACAAGGTACTTGTGTTTGTGCCGTTTAGGCATTCGATTGAAATTCTGTACGACACCCTGCGTAAAGATAACTACACGGTAGAAGTAATCCACGGGGGCGTGCCAGCAGGCAGGCGTACCGATATCTTCAAACGGTTTCAAGAAGACGCTGACCCACGGGTGCTTGTCATACAGCCCCAAGCAGCATCACACGGTGTCACCTTACACGCTGCAAACACAGTGGTGTGGTGGTCGCCTATTACTTCCTATGAAACATACGCTCAAGCAAACGCCCGTATACATCGGGCTGGGCAGAAGAACAAATGTTTAGTTGTAAAACTAATGGGCAGTCCAGTAGAAGCTAAGTTGTACAAGGCTCTCGATAGCAAAGAGCAAGCACAATTTAATTTGATGGAACTTTACAAAGATGAGTTAGAAAGAACTTGACAAAGTAAAGTTGTGGTGTATTATTAACCAAAACAACGAAAGGAAAGACATGGACATAACTGCCGATAGACTTGTAAGGGTCTATATAAAAATGCGCGATAAGCGTGCTGAAATCAAAGCTGCGTACGAAGCGCAAGACAACGAAATAAAAGAACAGATGGAGATGGTTGAATCTAACCTTCTTGAAATCTGCAAGACGACTGGTGCTGAAAGCATCAAGACCGCGCATGGCACAGCCATTCGTTCAATGAGTACCCGCTATTGGACAGGTGACTGGGGGTCTATGCATAAGTTCATCCGTGACAACGATGCGCTTGACCTTGTTGAGCGGCGTATATCGCAACTCAGCATGAAAAACTTCCTACGTGAAAATCCTGACCTCTTACCGCCGGGGCTTAACGTAGACAACAAATATACAGTAACTGTAAGGAGAGCTTAATTGGAAACTGCACTTACGTTGGCACAGGTGGCAAAGCTTTTGCAAGTCGCCCCGTCAACCATCCACGCTTTGATTCGGGAGAAAGACCCAGTCAAACGTATCCCGTATGTTCGCGTTGGCAAGAGTTACCGATTCTTTGCCAGTGAACTTTCTCGCCACTTCAACATGAACATTGACATTCTCAAGGAGCCCACAAATGTCTGAACTTACTCTATTTTCTCAAGGCGGTAACGCCCTCCCAGCACACTTCCAAAACTTGGAACTCGATGCAACAACCAAAGCCCTGATGGGTGGCGGCGGTAGCGGCAAGCGTGTGTCTATCCGTGGCGGTGTATTCCGCATGATTGTTGGCGGTAAAGAAGTTGCACAAAACGACGACCGCGCCATGAACGTAGTTGTGGTTCGCTCTGCTGAGAAGACCTCACGCAGCTACTACGCTGGCACTTACACAGAAGGTCAGAACTCCGCACCCGTGTGCTGGTCTAACGATGGCGTTGCGCCTGACAAGTCTTCAAAGAACCCACAGTCCCCCAATTGCCAGAACTGCCAACAGAACATTAAGGGTTCTGGTCAAGGCGACAGCCGTGCTTGCCGTTTCAGCCACCGCATCGCGTTGGTCTTGGAGAACAATGTCGGTGGTGATGTGTACCAACTCACCTTGCCAGCCCAGTCAATCTTTGGCACAGGCGACAACGGCAAGATGCCGCTACAGCAGTACGCCAAGTTCTTGGGTGGACACGGTATCCCCGTGACTGCGGTTGTGACAGAGATGCGTTTCGATACAGCAAGCGCCACACCGAAGTTGACGTTCAAGGCTGTACGCCCATTGAGCGTTGAAGAGATGGCGACTGCTAAGAGCCAAGGCCAAACACCTGATGCGTTGAATGCAGTTGTGATGACTGTTGCTCAAGTGGATGGTACGGATGCTTCCGCGCCAGCGTTACCTATCACCTTTGCTAAACCCACTGCGGTAGAAGAGCCGACCAAAGAGCCAACGAAAGTTGCTACCAAGAAAGTTGAGACGAAGAGCGTAGCTAGTGTCCTTGATGCGTGGGCTGACGACGATACCGCCGAGTAAATTTATGGGGGCTTCGGCCCCCAACCACAAGGAATCATATGATTGGCTATTCACTATCAACTGTTCATAAGAACAAGCAAGCAGACATAAAGAAGATAGGTGTACGTATCGGGCGCAAATGCATCAAACTTGGTATCCCAGTATCAGAGGTTGCAAAAGTAGCAGGGGTAACTACTGTAGCGGTGTACAACTGGTTTGCGGGAGACTTCAATCCCAAACAAAAGTATGCAGACAAAGTGCTTGCATACCTTGAAAAGTATTAAGCTAACCGTCTCTAAAAAGTCGGGCCTTCATTGGCTCAAGATAAACACCCCCTGCGAAAACCCACGCCATGACAAAAACAGAATTTCTAACCGCAGTGCTTGCCGATACAGGCACGTACTGCGCAGTTGGAATAATGCAAGGCAAGATTCGCACACGGTTTACAAATGACATTCCCACACTCGTTACTGAGATTGAAACTATCCACGGTGCTGGCGCAGACGCGTACTTCGCGATGTCTTCGTTCGAGCAAACAATCAACCCACCACGTAGGTTGGCGGCAAACGTATCAGTCATCAAGTCATTCTGGCTTGACCTAGATTGCGGGCCAACAAAAGCCTACCCTACGCGGGTCGATGCGATAGCGGCACTTGGTCAGTTCTGCGCTGACCTCAATCTCCCACAACCCATATGCGTTAACTCCGGCAACGGGCTGCATGCGTACTGGGTGCTAGACGAAGCAATACAGAAAGACATTTGGATTCCCGTAGCGAAGCGCCTAAAAGAAGTTTGCCTAGAACGACAGCTACACGCTGACCCGTCATGCACCACAGATGCTGCCCGCATCTTGCGTGTGCCAGACACCACACACTTTAAAGACCCAAGCAACCCCCTGCCTGTCGAGTACATCGCTGGCGAGGGCAAGATTGATTTGATAGAGTTTGCAAAAGCCTTGGGTGCGCCAGCCATCCAAACTACAGACAGCCTGCCCTTTGAAGTTCCAGAACACCTCAAGGCCGAGGGGCTGGACGAGACTACCAAAAGCCTGATTGGCAAGAACAATACGTTCCGCTTTCAGAAAATCATTGCCCTTAAAGTCGAAGGCTGTGCGCAACTCACCCGCATACTGGAAGACCAAGGCAACATAGACGAACCTTTGTGGCGGGCTGGCTTATCGGTTGCGCAGCATTGCATTGACCGTGACTCTGCCATCCACGACATCTCCAACATGCACCCTGCGTACGACAGGGGGCAGACAGAGTACAAGGCGGGTCTGACCAAGGGCCCATACACCTGCGGTATGTTCGATACCTTGTACCCCAACACCTGTGGGTCATGCAAGCACAAGGGTAAGTTTGGTTCGCCCATTGTGTTGGGAAAAGAGATTGAAGCAGCTACAGAAAAAGATAACCTAGTAGAAGACATAAACGCGGACACGAACGACAAGCGGGTGTACCAAATACCTGCGTACCCTTTTCCGTTTTTCCGTGGTAAGTACGGTGGTATATACCGCAAAGCCGATGCGGGCCAAGAAGACGGGCAAGACAAGTTAGTCTACGAGAACGATTTTTATGTGGTCAAGCGAATGTTTGACCCAGCTTTGGGGGAAGTATTGTGGATGCGGTTGCATCTGCCAAGAGATGGAGTGAGGGAGTTTTCGATACCTCTTACATCGGCGCTTGCCAAGGACCGCTTTCGCGATGCGATTGGGGAACATGGTGTAGTAGCCCTTGATAAAGGCGTAAACGAACTCATGTTTTATGTATCACGTTGGGTAAAGGAATTACAGAATATGGAACAAGCAGAAAAAGTTAGAACACAATTTGGCTGGACAGACGAAAACACTTTCGTCTTAGGGGATAGAGAAATCACCCCTACTGGAATTAAGTACAGCCCGCCGTCAACCGCCATCATGCAGACCTGCGGCCTGCTGGGTAAGAAGGGGGACTTGGAAGAGTGGAAGTCAGTCGTTAACTTCTACGACAACCCCGGCATGGAAGCGCAAGCCTTTGCGTTTCTACTGGGCTTTGGCACACCGTTGCTGAAGTTCACACAGGTGCGTGGGGGTATCGTTAACCTATTGAGTGGCAGTTCAGGTACGGGCAAGTCAACCGTACAGATGGCTATCAACAGTATTTGGGGCGAGCCGTTTGACCTGCTCCTGCAAAACGACGATACATACAACTCCAAGATTTTCCGCTTTGGGGTGATGAACAACCTGCCTGTGACGATTGACGAAATCACGAACATGCGTGAAGACATCGTTTCGCAGTTGGCTTACGCTACAACCCAAGGGCGGGGCAAGAACCGCATGGAGTCACAAGTCAACGCAGAGCGTATCAACAACACCATGTGGCGGCTGATTGCAATTACATCGTCCAACGCCAGCCTGTACGACAAGCTGTACAGCTTGAAGGAATTTCCAGAAGGCGAGTTGATGCGTATCATCGAGTTGAAAATTGAGCGCGATGTCAACTTCTCCAAGGAATTTACCGACACCCTGTTTGCCAAGTTGCACAAGAACTTTGGCTTGGCTGGCGAGGTCTACATGAAGTATCTTGTAGAGAATCGGGCTGAAGCGTTGGAAGTTCTGCACGATGTGCAACTCAAACTGGATGCAGCGGCTGGCTTGGGGCAACGTGAACGCTTCTGGTCTAGCCTTGGGGCTGTTGCCATTACAGGTGGGTTTATAGCCCAGCGTTTGGGCTTGATTGACATTGATGTCAAGCGCATCTTCAAGTGGCTCATAGCGTTCTTGCGTAAGGGCAGCACCGACATCAAGGCCATCCCGACAGACGGCATCTCCGCGATCGGTTCGTTTATTAACTCCAACATCCGCAGCATCTTGGTCGGTCACGACAGGGCCGCAGACAACGGGTTACCCAGAGCGCCATTGATGACCCCCATGAATGCGTTGATGATTCGCTACGATATGGATACAAAGTGTCTGTACTTTGTACAACGTGCGTTTAAGGACTGGTGTTCAAAGAACCAAGTTAGTTACCACGAAACATTAAACGCGCTGAAGAACGATGGCGTACGCGTAGAGGTTGTGAAGAAACGTATGGCAAAAGGTTTAATGGTTGCAGCACCACCTGTAAACGCTATCCTGATAGACGACTCAGTCAGCAGCGTGTTTGATGTCGATGCAATCATTGCCAAGACTGCCGATGACGACTCACTTAAAGCAGCTTGAGATTGAAGGCGTACAAATAAACATAGAGTGGGGCAAGTTCATAACGGGCTCGTCCTTCTTTGTGCCTTGCCTAGACAACCGCGCTGTAGTTACTCACATCATCATGGTGGCAAAGTCATTTGATATGAAGGTGCAGTGCCGAGCGCGGGTAGAAAATGGCATGTGGGGCGTACGTGCTTGGAGAGTTGCGTGATAACATTGGCACGCGGTAAGCAGTTGCCGCTGTCTCTCCTTGATCGAATTGCCCCCGACTAATCATCGGGGGTTTTTTTATTCCATCAATTCCATGTCGCGCATCTGTTTCTCAAGTTCACGCACGAAGCTGACCGAGTCGTTTTCGTAACCCCGCAGTTCGTCAATCATTCTGCGGCGCTCTGCGCCGTCAATGCCAAGTTGCTCTTCGGTGCCTTGCTCAATCGCAGTGCGGACCTTGCGCATTTCACTAAGCTCTTTCAAACTCTTATTGACTAGCGGTGCCATAGCGATAAGCGATTCGTTTTTCTCTAAGAACTTCTCTGCCTTGGCGGGGTCGTGCTGCAACAAATCTTTAAACGTAGCATCCGCTTGAGATACGCGTTCACGCAAATCGTAGAACTCAGTCTTGTTACGCCCACCAATTGTGTCGTAGGTAAAGATACTGCCAAACGGTAGTTGGTAGATGGGGCGGTCAGGGCGCGTTGGGTTAAGCATAGCGTCTGTTGCCAGCAAGGTGGTTGACCCTGCCATACCAAACATACCCTTGAACAAATTGTCTATCTTGATTGGCGATATGTTGGCTGCTTCGCCTATACCCTTTGCCAATTCCGAAGTGGTAGATGTATAGCGTTGACCCGGTACCTTACCTTGCAGGCTGGCGGATTCCAACTCGCGTTGCAAGAAGAACGAGTAGTTGGTCATGTTCTCCAAGATTGGGCGAACATACGACGGCACCGTGGTAGGCGATGAGTACGCAGAGTAAGCGGCTTTAACTACACCACTCAACGCATCCAATGCGCTTTGCTCTTCTGGCGTGCCGCTACGGCGGTAGTACTCGACAATACGCTCTGGGATAACTTTATAGATAAAGCCCAATTCTTTGGGGTTTGGCAGCTTGTAGCCGTTGGGCAGCAGCCAATTGTTGTCACGCACCTCGTCCGTAGCGTTCTTGTAGCCCTCGTCGTCAGACATAGCCAGCGCGTAGGCAAAGCCCATTGCAGTCATCATGGCAACGCGACCCATAAACAACCGCCGCGCAGCCCCACGTTCTATAGAGGATGATGAATCAATACCCGATGCAGCGCGGTACAGCACGTCCATACCTTGCGCGTAAGCGTTAAAGAACGGAATTACCCGAGTCGCTACCCGCATTGATTCACTGGAGCCACGGCGTTGGAAGTTAATTAACTCGCGTGCGCGGGTTTGTGCCAGCACTTCGTCACCACCAGACTCACGCATCGTCTCTTCGTACACGGCCATACGACCTGCAAGGTCCGATGCCTTGGTGAACTTCTCAAGAGTATGGAAAAGCGTACCGCCCATACCACGCTTCTTAGCGCCGATTTGTTTTTCAATTTCGCTGGTGGGTTGGTAAATGTTGAAATCGTAGTCGCCCACAATCCCAAGTTCTTCCATGCGCTTGGCGGCAGGAGACTTGCGCCCAGTTATTTCGCCGAAGAAAATGCGTGGCATGTTGTACAAAGTCTTCATTGCCACAACTAGTGGACGCTGTACGCCAGAGTACATAGCGGCACGAGTCGCATCTTCAATAACCTGTTTCACGGCAAACGGTGGCATGGCAGTCACGCTGACTCGCAAAATCCTAGATGTAGCGGCTAGGCCGTTAATCAACAAGTTGTTTACCTCTGGCGCTTGCTTGAACGCCAGCAAGTCGTATTCGTTCTGGACTTCGTAGAACGTGGGCTTGCCATTCTCGTACAGGCGAACCACAAGGTTGGGGTTCTTAGCCGCAGTAATTACTGGGTGCTTATCTGCAAACCCTGCCAACTGCATCTCGTTTAACAACTTGGTAGAGGCGTTGTGGCGCATGGCTTCTTCAACCATCCAGCCAAGCGTGCCCATGTAAGAGTCAACAACATCTTTAACACGGCGGTCAAGCGAACCTTTAATCTCTGGTGTCTTGGTCATCACACCAAGCCCCTTGCCGCGTGGCAACAGGTTAACGCCAATGTCTTCCATCACACGGTCAAACGGCACGTAGGCAGAGTTAGCTTTCCAATCATCAGCCGTCTCTTTAGAGATGCGACCTGACGCAGCCAGCAAGTCAATTGCATGCCCACGGGTTTCATTGAACGTATCTTGTATCTTCTTTATTGCAGGGGTCTTTTGGTACTTTGCTTCCAGCGTAGCAATGTCTTCCGCAGTCAGGTGCAGCTTGATTTTCTTGGCGCGTTCAGCATCAGCTTCTTTGTTCTTACCCTGCTGTTCTAGCGAAAGGGCGGACGATTCCAACGGCTTGTTGTGGTTCTCTTGGATATCAAAAGCGCGATGGCCCTCCAGCACGCTGGACACATACTCTTTGGCTTTTTCAAACCCAAGCCCGCTGTCTTTACCAAATTGGTTTATTTCAGACAGCGCCTCTACAGCCGAACCTTTTTGCTTGAAGGTTTCTACTAAACCATCTTTGCTGAATTTAATGCCGCCATCGGACAAGAAACTCATAAATATTTTGGCGTGGTCTTCTGCTTGGCGTACCAGAACCATAGGGTTTAAGTTGCCAAAGAAATCCCGTACGCCCTGAGAAAACTTGTTGGACACTTTAGACTCAACGGTTGCGTACTTGTCAACCAACGCTTGCCGCATGGTGGTAAACAACCCAGACTGTTCTGAAGCGCGGTTCATAGCCTTCAAACTAGTGTTAATCAACCCACCCATTGCAGGTGCTGCCGCTGGCCCAAGGCTATTGGCAATACGATTTGCTTCGTCGTAGTCTTGCTGTGTAAACCCAACTGCGACATTCGCCACACCGGGCAACGTACCTTGAACGGGCTTACCAAATTCTGACATCTGCAAGGCACGGCCTTCAGACATAACGCTCTCAGCAGAAATCAAAGCGGCAGCAAGGGCGGTGTGCTGGTCGGTGCTTGAGACACCCAATGCTTTCAGTACAGCATTAGCAAACCAAGTAAACACGCTTTGTCTGCGGTATGGAATTTTTTGCAGGGCTTCTTGGAAATCCTTGTTAGACATCGCCTCAGACGCAAACTCGCTGAGGTTCACCATGCCGTACTCTTTAAGCAAAGCAGGGTTTTGTTCCGCTACGTAGTCGTAGAGTTCCCGCAAGTTGCGTACACCAGCGTTGTTAATCTGACCACCTTCGTGGGCACTGACGGCGCGGTGCAAGAAGCCGTGGACTAACTCGTGCAAAAGTGTGTGGGCACCAATATACCCATCGACCAACCGTACTTTGTCGGTTACAGCATCGTACTGACCCGCCACAATTTTGTCGCCGTCCATACCCAACGTGCCTTCGCCCACAATCTCCACGCTAGGCAGACTGCCAGACAGAAGCAGGCGTTTGGCAATCAAGCGGTCAACAGCGTTATAGAGAGCCGCATCTGCGTTAATAATTGATTGCAAGGCACCGCGCACATCACCCTCTGCTACCTTTGCTTGGAGCGCAGCTTCCAAGGCGCTGGCCTTGTTGGCAGTGGTGACTTCTGCGGCTGGCTTATCCAGCACAGAGTCTTCTGGCTTGCCGTACACCGCACGTTGTAAGGCGTTGGCTGCTGCTTTAGCGCCTGATGTGGTCTTGGTAATTTTCTCAGTTACAGGTTCAACTGACTGGCGCAAGAGTTTATCTTCGCGCACTATGTTCTTGGCTATGTCACCGTTGATGAAGTCTTTTACCCGTGCTTGGTTATCAGGCACGATAAACATCTTTGCGCCATCTATCTGGTCTTGGTACTTGTCGAGTATTTCTTTGAACGCGCTTTTGGAAAAGTTAATACAGCCAAACGAATAGCGAGAGTCGGATGCTGAGTCGTTGTTAAGTGCTTTCAGTCGTTGGGCTGCATCAGTTTCTTTTGTCCACACCGAGTGCATCAGAGTGATAAACGCTTCGCCGTCGTTGATACCGAATACGGTGTTAAAGTCATAATCACTGGCGGTCTTACCACCAACACGTTTTTCCCAGTTAAACAGCCCAGCAGGGGTGACGCGGTTTGCAGGGATGTCGTTGTCGCCTTTGTACAAATCTCCTACAGCCTTGCCCTGCAAAGTCTTTTGGTGCATCAACATCTTCCCGTCAGGCGTAAAGATAAACGTCTGTGCCGAGGGTTTGTCGTGCATCAAGAACAACTTGTTGCGTGATTTTAAGTCAGCTTTGAGCGCGGGCAGTATTGTTGCGTATGCAGTCTGGGCGGCGGGCGACATGAACTTAGCGGCATCTGCGGGCACGGTGGCTGTAACCGCCTGCTCAACTACGTATGTGGCAGGGCTGGTGATTAGCGCAGCCTCTGGCAAACTCATAAACTGTGGGTTAATAACCATAGCCACAGACAGCATGCCGGACATGGCCTTGCGAACGTACTTGTGGATTGCCTTAGAGACGGACTCAATGCCGTCAGTAATCGCCTTAATGGTATCGTTGATGAATGATGTTTCGGCAGCTTTGTTAAACTTTGGTTGCTTGTAGTGCTTTGCCAGCACCATCTTGTCAGCACCCGTCAGGGTCTTAACCGCAGCGGTAACAGCTTCTACGCGTACAGCTTCTTCTGCTGGAGACTGCTCGTCTACAGATTTTTTTAGGCTCTTGGTTTTAGCCCCGATAGTACGCTTGCCCAACTGGTCTGCGTGCCTTGCATCCAACAAATCTTGCAGGGCTTCCCCCGGACTACGCCCGTTTTCTTTCTCAAGGTCTTTCCACATCCCCCTGTAGCTGTTGGGGTCCCAAGGGTCAAACTTAACTTGTGCTACACCGATGGCCTCTTCTTCCACCGTGGGTTCAGGCGCAGCTTCCTCACCCTTACCTTTTTCGGCAGTCTCTGGTTTTACCAACTGGTCGAACATGCCCATCGGCTTCTTAGGCGCGGCAGGTGTTTCGGCAGGTGTTTCGGCAGGTGTTTCGGCAGGTGCAGCGGGTGTTTCGGCAGGCGCTTCTTCTACTGGAGCGGGCTGTTCAGCTTCTCCGACAGTAGGCTGTCCAACATCCGGCTCAGGAGAAACCACTCCATCTCGTTTAATTTTGAGAGTTCGTCTGGGGGGCTTTCCTTGAACGGTTTGGTCAGGTAGTTGAACGCCAGTTCGATCTGGGGGCGGCTCAGTTTGTCCAGCATTTGTCTCTCCTTCTGCAATATTCTCGGTAGGCGCGGCGGCTTGGAATTCTGGTCGCGCAAGGTATGCATCTATTTTTTCCTGTATGGGTGCGCTACGGCCTTGGCGGTAGGCTGTAAGGATGGACTTAACTTCAGCGGCTTGGGCGGGGTCAGTAATATCTTTACCCATGATGCCGTGGTCAGGCTTACGAATAATTGCCGTGCGTCCAATACCCAAGGCACCCAAAACGTCGGGCGTGACGGTGGTGGGCACGGTGTCAGGCGTAAGCGCAACGGGCTTCTCAACCTTGACTGGCTCAGGAACTGGCTGCTCTGTTACCTTTGGTTCAACGCGTGGTGCAAGCGTCATCTGCCCAGCGGCTTCTTGTTCTTTGCGTAGGGCTGTGGCTTCTTTGGCTAGTGCAGCCTCGCCACGCTGCATGCCGCGCGCTGCGTCTGTTGCGTTTTTAAATGTGGGAAAGCGTTTAGTAGGCTCCGTTACAGGTGCCTCTGGTGTAATGATGTTTCCCTGCAAGTCAAGCTGTGGTGGCAGTACTTGCCCCGGCTCAAGCATCGCTTCGCGCATCTCCATCTGTGGGGGCGCGGCTTCAAATGCTTTGGCAGACTTCTGTGCTGGGAACCCAGCCTGTTTAGCCAAGCGGGCTTGGTCTTGCTGGATGCGGGAAACTTCGCGTACCACACGCGTATCTTCTTCCACAATCCCCTGCATCCGCGCTTGGAGTTGCGCACGGCGTGCTTTGGCTTCTTTGGTTTGGGAACTGCCAATCGCATCTAGCTCTTTGCTCAGTTCAACGTAGTTGTCTGCACGCTGCATTACATCGCTGTAATCTGCTGGGAACGCCGCTTTTAAGTCAGCTTCGCGTGCGGCGCGTGCCTCTGCATTAAGGCGGTCCATCGCAGCAAGGCGGTCTTTCTGTGCAAGAGCTTCTGCTTTAGCGGCTTCCCGCTCGTCAATATTGAGCAACTTCTCACCCGCACGGGCTTCGCGCCCTTGCTTAACACCCATCTGCTCTTGCTCTCTGGTAACGCGTTTGGCTTGCTGTTCAGCTTCTGCATCAGTGGGCCCAGCGGCGGGAGCAGGGGCACCGGGCGCAGAACTTCCACCCTTTGCACGTTTGCCAAGGGTAGCGTCAAGTAAGAAACTAATGATTGCGCCAGTGCCAGCGCCGTATGCGCCTTCTTCGCCTGACCCTTCCAACGCACTACGCGTTGGGTCGTATAGACCTTTGGCAATTAAGTTTTGAGCAACTTTCTGCGCGGCTTCGGTTGCACCTTCCATACCACCGCGTTTGAACGCGTTGAGAATCATGCTCTTGCCAGCTTTAACTTGTGGTGCAAGTAGGTCAAGCAAGCCAACTGGGGCACCCAATGCGGTAGCAAACATCCGTTCGTCACCTGTTGCACCTTTGGCTTCAGCTTCTTGACGGGCTTCGCCAGCACCAGCGGCAACACCTAACCCCGCGCCAGCCACACGACCCGCTACTCCTGCGGGGCCAAGCAAGAAGAACGGTGCGGTAGAACCAACACCTTCACCGAGCCTACGTGCAATGCTATCTTCGTAACCTTTAGCGGCTTCAAACGGTTTTTTGGCAGCAGTGGCAGTTTCAGAAATAGTCTTGCGTGCAGACTTCTCCATGTCGTCTGGCAACAAAGCAGACGCGCCAGTAGCCGCAGTTTCGAGAAGGCCCACTGCCCCTGATGGGATACCTTTGAAAAATTCTTTAGTCTGCCCACCAATGGTAGTGGGTGGTGGCCCACTTAACTCCTTGATGATGTCAGCGGGGGCATACCCCGCTTGCAACGCCGCCGCAGTATTAAATTTATTTTGCTGCCCTAAGAACTCTGCAATCTGGAGTTCTGTGTACCCGGCTTTTAATGCTGCGGCGGTGTTGAATGTTGCCATACCGTTATTTGTTATAGAACGAGTTTAAAGGGGCCAAGGTTGGACCGCCAGCACCGGGACTGAGGGTTGTTTCTAGCATTGTATTCAATCCTGCCATACCTGCAATAGCCCCGTTCACTTCTACTAACTGTTTTGCCAACGCGGCCTTTTGTGCTGCGTTTCTAGGTAAACTCAACATCGGGTCTTTTAACTGGTCTTTCAGACTTGTTTGCAACGCTTTAAGTTGGTCCAACTGCCGTTTCTCCCCGCCACCACCGCCTCCAAGACCACGGTTTTGTGCTGCCACCATAGAAGCGTCAGCCATCCGAGAACCTGTTGCGTCTGCGCGGCGGAAATGTTCAGCGGTATCTTGGTAATGTTGGCCCGTAAGCTGTAGCTGTTTGGCTTGGTTGGTGTAGGTGTTGTACTGCCCAAACGCTTCGCGTGCGTCTTTCTTATTACCGTCTTGGCGTGCTTGGTTGTAGCGTGCCCACGCATCTTGTGCATCCGTAGCTTTTTCTTGTGCAGCTTCCAACGCAGAGTTAGCTTTCATCTTGGCTTCAGCAAACATGGGGATTGCCCGTGAAGCGTTCTGTTGCAGACTGCCCGGACCGAAGAAAGCTCCAGCAGCTTGCAAGTAAGCCATCTGGTCGCCCTTTTTCTCTGCCTGTGCCAAGCGTTCTTCACGCTTAGTAAGGTTTTGGCGTAAGGTTTTGCTGTACTCGTCTTCTGGCAATACGTCTGTGTTTTTCTCAGCGTTTTTACGCGCCGCCAAGAACTCGTCCATAGTCTTGTACTGTGGGGTTGTGTCGTATCTACTTGCTTGGTCGGTTTGACCGAGCCCCGCCTTGGGTTTTTCTGTTGGCGTATCAGCTACATTTGCAGGGGCGCGTTTGGTCGGACCTTCTTTTTTTAATTTAGCAGCGTCAGGAGTTATTTTTCCTACGAGGCTTGCAAGTCCGGGCGGACGGGTAGTTAAGTCGCGCTCTGGATAAGGGCGGTTGTCAGTGCTTGCAGGGGCAGGGGACGCAGCAAGTTTAGTGGTGGGTGTTTCTTCCGTACCGCTATCCAATATACGTCGCCGCGCATCTAAAGCGGGTGTGTAATTAACAGATTCTTTTGCATCCAACGGGTTAGTAAAACTGTATTGCCCTGCGGCTCTAAATGGTGCAGCAACTAAATCAACTCCAGCAGCGAGGGGGGCGCTTGTGAAAGCCAACGCTTTGGCAATACCAGACGCTGGGGCTGCGCTTGATTTTTTAGCCAACCGTTCAGTTTCGTTGATTGCACCCATTGTGTCAGCGTAACGCGTACCTGTTTGCAAATTACCTTGTTGGAGAGCCGTTTGCTCTCTAACATCCAACGGTTGACCCGCTTTGTACTTAGCCATTGCTCGGGCGTACAACGCTTCAGCTTCAGAACCAAAAAGTGAGTTATCAACTTCGGGGGTAGCCATGATTCGGCTACCTGTTGGGCCAGCAAAGCGTGGGACTTCCCCACCCTCGTCAAACGCAACGATGCCGCCTGATGCCATGCCAGTAGCGGGTTCTTGGACAGGAGACTGCACGGGGGCAGCGCCCAGACCAGATGCCATATACGGGTTACTAATTTGCGCGGGGCTTAACTGCTGGGCTTGCGCCATCGTCTGCTGCGCCACAGGCGGCTGTGCGGGGTTCTGCAACGCTTGACCTTGTTTCATCTGCTGGGACTTAACCTTCTCTTGCAACGCAGCAAGCGCAGCGTACGGCTTAATCGCAGGGTCCATACCCAACACCGCCTTCTGCAAGGCGGCAATATCCATGTGGGCTAGTGATTGACCGATCATGCTTGACCTCCCATGACGCGTTGTAACGCACCTGCTGGCAAGCCAGCGTAAGTTTCTTCAATCTCACCGCCTTCAGCGTACATACCCAGACCCTTACCCAGCATGCCAACACCCACAGCCTGTGATGCCAGAGAAGGCGGCGCTTGATATATCGTAGACGCACCTTGGGACAAGGGTAAACCCCTAGTCATGTCAGACATAAAGCCCAACTGCTTGTACGGATAGTTTTGCTGATTCAAGAAGTCTTGGTACTGTTGACCCAAAATGTTCTGGTTCTGTGTCTGCTGTTGAGCGCCATATTGGTTTTGCAGTTGGTTGATGCCCATCATCTGACCGTACTGGTTTTGACCCAACTGACCCAAAGTGCCAGCCGCAGCATTTGCCATGCCCAACCCTTGCAGGGCTTGGTTTTGTGACTGGTTGTACTGGTTCTGTGCGTTACCGAATGCTGTGTTGTAGCCTTGCCCAATGATGCTGCTTAACCCTGTGTTGCGGTTGCGCTCGTTTTCAGCAGCCATGATCGCTTCGCGTGAGCCACCAAACGCGCCAGCCCTTGTAGCGTTAGCCTGTTGTTGTGTTCCGCTTATGTCGTAGTTGCGGTTAGCTTCTGCCAACTGCGGTGCCAAAGATTGCTGTAGGTACGGGTTCATGTACCCGCCCACTTGGCTTTGGAAGTTCTGTGGGTTGGCTTGCATCGCCATACCCACACCGCCTAACCCTGCGCCGTACGCCAGCCCGCTGCCTTGCCCCAACTGTTGTGAGGGCTGCATATTATTTGCGCCTTGGAACGACTTGTTTTGTAAGTCGCTAAATCCCGCAATGCGTTCACGATCGTACGTTTGGTACGGGGTGTTAGATAACGCCTCTGTCTTACCCAGCATCCGCTCGACATACGGCTTGGCGTATTCGGGGATAGACGTGGTTGTATTCGTCGTGCTAGTAGGCTGCGTAGGTTGTGATGGACTGCACATAGCGGTTCCTTAAAAATCGTAAATCATCTGCGTAGCAGCCTCTTTGAAACCCATTCGGCCCCAAAGTTTTGCAACGCGCAAATCGGTCATTGCCGACACTATCAAACGCTTTACACCACGAGATTTTAGCTCTTGGAGTACAAATTGAACAAGCTTTTTGCCAACCCCATTACGGTGTTCTTTCAATACAAAAAGCGTGTCTTCCTGCGAAATCAAATCCCCGTTGTGCATGTCGTTGGTGATATACACATTGGCATACCCGCAAGCAACCCCCTCACAACGCAAAACAAATGTCAGCAGCCAACCACCATCTCCTGCCTTAATGTACTCCTCAAGGCGTGGGTTATAGGGTGAGTACTCAATCCCTTGCCCAGCCAGCCTTTTGACCATTTCCCCGTAATGCTGCCTATACAGCGGTTCAAGTTCGCTGTATGTGTCCGAGAAGCGTTCTACGGTGAAGGTGTATGTCATGCTGGCATGTATTTACGTGGGTTGATTTGCTTTCCCTGTTTCTTTGTGCCCGTACGTGCAGCACGAATCTTGTCCATCATGGCGTACAACTGCTTGGCACCTGCATCGGTAGAGCCATTGCCCAGATGTGACACCACATCTGCTGGAACTACAAACTCGCCATCTGCCAACCGTGCGGGTTGTTTTTTGCCTATAACTGCTGGGATGTTGTCAGACATGCCGTCACCCGGCCCTTTGAGCATACGCCCACCGTCTGAGTAGCTACCCAACGAGCCACCACCAGCTAAACGAGTACCCTGCATATTGGGTTCAGCATTTATACCCACCGCAGCATCACCGGAAGGGGCAAGCATATTGGTAGATAGAGGGGCTTGGTAAGGTGTAGCAAAAGACGACGATGCCATGTTAGCCATCGGGTACATGGTGTTTGCGCCCATAGCTGCGTTATTGGACATCTGCTCCACGGGGCCACCCGCCGCCATATTTTTGTATTCAGGGCCCGGTGCTTTATAGGGGGTCAACGCTGTGTATTGGTCAGTGAAATAGTTACGTTCTCTGGAACTCAACGGTTCGCCAGCAACATCTTGGAACGCACTGGCGTTCTTGGTACGGTCAAATGTGTACGGGCGAATCATGCTGGGGTCGGCTGGAGTTGCGGCTTTGGGGTCTTCTTGCAAACCAGCGTAAATAGAACCCGCAGCCATAGCGCCGTTCCGAGACAAAATAGCGTCTTCAAACGATTTGGCAGGGGGCGTGTAGCTGGGCTTT